CAGGACAGGCGAGGCGAGGCAAGGCAAGGCTGGCGGGGCAAGGAGTGGCGCGGCGAGGCGCGGCTTGGCGCGGCTAGGCAAGGCTGGCATGGCGTGGCACGGACGGGCCTGGCACGGCTGGGCAAGGCAAGGCTGGCAGGGCGTGGCTAGGCTAGGAGTGGCGCGGCAAGGCATGGCAAGGCTGGCGTGGACTGGACTGGCTCGGCGGGGCCGGGCGGGGCAAGGCTGGCGTGGATGGGCCCGGCGGGGCAGGGCGTGGCTGGGCACGGCTAGGCAAGGCAAGGCAAGGCAATAGCAGTAATCTCCAATAAAGGCGGCTTCGGTCGCCTTTTTTAATGGCAAAAATTCAATACAAGGTCACTTCGGTGGCCTTTTTTTATGGGCGCGATAAATGCAAAACCAGTTTGATACGGCTCATTATCCCGATGCAGTGCCTGCTGAACTGGTGGCGGGCGCTCGCTGGGCGTGGACGAGGGCAGACATAACCCTTGCATACCCAACAGCAAGCTACACGCTGACTTTCCGGCTACTGCAATTGATAGCGCCTTTCGCCGTGAAGAACGTAATTGCCAGCAAGATTAGCGCGGCACACGTTGTTGAGGTAGTAAGCGCAAACACCACGGGCACTGCGCTTGGCGATTATACATGGCAGGCCATTATTGCTCGTGACAGTGACGGCGAGAAAGTACAGGTCGATCAAGGGCTGCTAACCATTCAGCCGGATCTGATAGCGCCGGGAGAATCGTCCTCGTGGGTGTATCAAGTCCTGATTGCCATCCGCGCCACCTTGAAAAAGACAGCATCGAAAGAGCAGTCCAGTTATTCGATTGGCGGGCGTTCCCTGTCGAACAGAACCCCGCTTGAGTTACTGGAAATGGAAAAAGAATTCACTGACCGCTGGCGCAGAGAGCAATCGGATATTGAGAAAAACGCTGGCCGTAGATTCAGTCGCCGTGTGCTAGTCAAAATGGGCGCTTGATATGGGATTATTTGACCGCTTTAGCCGCAAAACTGTTACTGCTCGACGCATTCATTCGCCCAATCCGCATACACACATGGGGGTACGGAGCGCTGGATTTTTTAGCAAGGACGTTGGCCGACTGCTGTCCGGCTGGGAAACCGATAGCAGCTCTATTGATTATTATTTACAGGCCGAACTGACAGAGCTGCGGGCGCGATCTCGAAAGATGGTTCGCTCTAATCCGTATGGCAAGCGGTTCATCGCCACAATTAAGTCTAACGTTGTCGGCCCTGTTGGTATTGGCATTCAGGCGCAGAGCTTGATGGGCATGAACCTCGACACATCAGCAAATGATGCGATCGAAGCGGCTTTCAAAGATTGGGCACAAAACCATTGCGACTATCGGGGTCGGACTAATTTTGTCGATATGCAAAACCTCGCCATCAGTTGCGCGGGGCAAGATGGTGAGTTTCTTTTTCGCAAGCACCACGGCAAGAGCGCTGGCGCGTATGGATATTCTCTTGAATGTATCGACCCTGAGCTACTGGATACACGCAAGAACACGCCTACACGTAACGGGCAAATCCGGCTTGGCGTTGAATATGACGCATCCGGTCGGATTATTCAGTATCACTTCCGCTCCCGGAATGCTGACGGTACCTATGGCCACCAGAACGGCTACATTATTAGCGCGAAAAATATCATCCATGGCTTCATCGCTGAGTGGCCGGATCAATCGCGTGGTGCTCCGTGGATGCACAGCAGCCTGGAGCGATCAAAGCACTTAGAGAAGTATGAGGAAGCTGCGATTGTAAAGGCTCGAAGCACTGCGGCAACGATGGCCGTCATGCGGACGCCGGCAGGCGAGCAGGGATACGAGGGCGAGGAGGACGGAGGAGACGGCATTACGCTTGATGCTTTTGAAGCGGGCACAATCAAAGACATAGGCAACAGGGAAATAACTAATCTCGATTCGTCCTATCCGCACCAGATGTATGCGGCCTTTGTTAAAAGCCAATTACAGGGCATCGCATCAGGTCTGGGAATTTCTTATCACTCGCTATCGAACGACCTTGAGGGCGTCAACTACTCGTCCATACGATCAGGGGTTTTGGAGGATAGAGAAGTATACAAAGGCTTGCAGAGCTGGTTTATCCGCTCTTTTATGCGGCCAGTGTACGAGGAGTGGCTGTCATACGCTTATATGTCCGGCGCTATCAAGATCAACACGCGCCCACTGGCTCGGCCTATTCAGCAATACATGCCTGCCCACTTTCAGGCGAGGCGCTGGGCGTGGGTAGACCCGCTAAAAGACGGCAACGCCAACAAGCTGGCGATTGATTACCGACTGAAATCACACTCCCAAGTCATGCGCGAGCAAGGGGATGACCCTGATTCTGTCTGGCGAGAAATTGCGAGAGATCAAGACATGATGAAGCAGTTAGGAATTGCGCCGATTGCAAGCCCTGACCAACCTGAGACCGAGGAATTACCTGATGACTAAAAACACGATTGAGGCCATGCCACTGGAGCGCACTTTTACCATACAAAGTCGCGCAGTGGATGATGAGGCGCGAACAGTAGAAATTTCCTTCAGTTCCGAAGAACCCTACGAGCGGTATTTCGGTTCTGAGGTTTTAAGCCATAACCCGCAAAGTGTGAGGCTTGCCCGTCTGAATGGCGGCGCTGCGGTGTTGGTGAATCACGATTCTGGCGATCAAGTCGGAGTCGTGGATTCTGCTCGTATTGATGACGACATGAAGGGGCGGGCCGTGATCCGCTTCAGCAAGTCTCAGCGAGGGCAGGATGTTTTTCAGGATGTGAAGGACGACATTCGCCAGCTAGTGTCCGTAGGTTATCGAATTCATAGATACAAAACGGTGGAGCGTGAGGGTATGTCTGACCTTGTAACCGTCACAGACTGGGAACCTTTCGAGGTTTCGATCGTCGCTATTCCGGCTGATGCCACTGTTGGCGTTGGACGATCCGCAGAAGAATTACTTGAAACTAAAATCAAAGCCAAACAAAAGGAAGTTCACATGGAAACTATCAAAGAAGAAGTACAGGTTGAGGCGGTCACTTTTGACGCTACAGCAGAGCGCACCAAAATACGCACAGAAGAAAAGAACCGCACAGAAGCTATTCGCGGCCTTTCTGATTTGCATGATCTTGGCGATCTCGCAAAGCAGGGAATTAGCGAAGGCTGGAGCTTGACCGATTTCAACAAAAAAGCGCTTGAAGTAGTAGGCGAGCGAAACCAAAAAGCGCGCACTGAGTCACGCCATTCTGGTGAAGTTGATCTCTCTCCGAAGGATCGACAAGAGTTCAGCATGATCCGATTGATGGATGCCATCAGCAATCCCAATGATAGATCAGCACAGAATCGCGCAGGTTTTGAGCTGGAAGTTTCAGCCGAATCACAGCGCGGATTTGGTAGCGACTTTAAGTGTCGTGGTGAGTTTGTGCCTGACAGCTTACTGTCTGGCAAGCGTGACTTGTCAGCCGGTATAGCTACAGACGGCGCTGAACTGGTTGCCAACAACCTGCTGGCAGATAGCTACATTGAGGTGCTCAGAAACGCTATGGTGACCGCTCAGGCGGGTATTACTATCCTGCCCGGCTTGATTGGTAACGTTGCGATTCCTCGCCAAACTTCTGGCGCTGCATCAACGTGGATCAGCGCTGAAGATGGTGACGCTACCGAAGGTGAAGCACAGTTTGATCAGGTCACACTGACGCCGAAAGACTTGGCGTGCTACACCGAAGTCACGCGCCGCTTGTTGTTGCAATCAACTCCCGCAATTGAGGGTATTGTTCGCCGCGACTTGGCTATGGCTCAGGCGCTTGGCATTGATAAAGCTGTGCTTTACGGGACGGCTGCGTCAGGTCAGCCGCGTGGCATCAAGAATCAGACAGGTGTGCAAACGCTTGATCTGGCCGCAGCTAGCCCAACCTACGCGGAAATCATCATCATGGTTCGCAAAGTGCTGGCGGGTAACGCGCTGACAGGTACTCCGCAGTGGTTGATAAGCCCGGCGGGCTGGGAAGCACTGAGCACTACGCCCAAGCAAGGCTCTGGTGTTGAGGGCAATTTCATCCTCGGAGAAAATAACCGCATTGCCGGTTATGAGCGACAGGTGTCCAACCAGGTGACCACTGAGGAATATTTCTTCGGTGATTTCTCTCAGGTGATGCTGGGCGAGTGGGGCGGTTTGGAGATCAATGTCGATCCCTTTACCCAGAGCCTGAAAGGCCGAATCCGTTATATCACTTTTAAGACTTGTGATGTTGCGGTACGTCAGCCTGGATCATTCTGCTACGCGCACGATGGCATAGTGTAAACCTGTTGTATTGGGGGCTTCGGCCCCCTTTTCTTTTAAGGATTAACCAATGGATTCACCACTACCAAAAACTATCCGATTACTTACTTCCACAATTTGCGGCGGCAAAACTGTGCAAGCTGGGGAGACTGTTGATGCCAGTGTGTATGACGCGAGTTATCTTGTGGCAACAGGCTCGGCTGTTTATGCCGAAAAGCCAGAAAAGGCAGTCAACAAGGCAAAGAAAGAAAAGAAGCTACCTAATCGAATGATAGCTAAAGAGGAGATTCAGACTCGTGACGCTAGCGAGTGATATTGCAAGCGATCTGGCTGACGTATTCCTGACTGATTTTGCTGTGACTGTGACAGCAACAACATGGGGCACAGCGCCGCTCGCTATTTTTGATAATGATTATGTTGAGTATAACGACGTGTCAACGGTCGCGCCTTTCTTGCTGATGAGGGATTCTGACGTTTCAATCAGTGCGAGGAGTGGCGATTTGTTCACGGTTGATTGCATTAACTATAAGCTGGTAGACAAGCAGTATTTTGATCCCAGTATGACGCGAATTATTCTGGGACTTGTATGAAAGTAGAGTTCAAGTCCGACAACAAAAAGCTGCAACGACATCTCAGGGAATTGAGCGAGAAACACGCGCCCGCTGCTCAGTCGTTTGCGCTAAACAGCACGGCGGCTTATATCAAGCGAGAGGCCGTCAAGATTGCGTCGAAAGCTACAGGCGTGCCGACCACGATATTAAAGAACAGGATTGCAGTACCACGGGGTAAAAAGTCTACTATTCGCGGCCTCAAGACTGTGATTTTCGGAGGGCTGTGGCCGGTAAAGGTTGCCAAACTAAAGCCAGCTCCCAGAAAGCTAAAAAGTGGGGCGGTAAAATACAAGACAATGAAGGGTGAGCCGGTTAACGCCAATGCATTTATGGGCAAGAACACCAATGGCTCAGACAGTGTTTTTGTCCGAAAGGGTACGGCAAGATTGCCAATCAAGAACGTGACTGTAGAAATTGGCCCGCAAGTAGAGCGAGCAATACAGGGATTTTCTGGCGGCCAACTAGCTAAAGACAAATACAGCAAAATGCTTTTTTCTCAAATGGATAGGCGCGTTCGTGGAGGATTGATTCGCATGGGCGTTAAAGTCACATGAGCCACGCGAGGCAAAAGATCAGAGATCATATAGCGACGATTTTGGACGCGATACCGGGCATCGAGATATTTAACTCGCGGGTGTATCCGATTGTTACCCTTCCGGTGATATCAGTGTTCACGCTTTCCGAGGAATCAAGTTCAGAAAATGAATTATTGACCGCACCTCGAAGGTACAGCCGAAGGCTAATCGTTGATATTGCGATTACTGTCAGCGACTCGGTTGACTGCGATGAAGTGGCCGACGACTTTGCAAGTTTGTGTGAAATAGCAATGGCGGCTGATACCACTCTAGGCGGGAAGGTGACTGATTCTATGCTGTCCACTACCACAACCGAAATGAACGCAGGCGAGAAGCCGATATTTGTGACGAATCTTATTTATGAGATTTGGTACAGAACAGCAGCCGGTGATCCCGATAACGTGATTTAACTTAAACCCAACAAAGACCCGCTCCGGCGGGTTTTTTTATGCCTGAAATTTGGAGCAGATTATGGATTTTTACATAGACGAAAAGGGCGACCGTTACGCGGTTGATTTGTTCGGCAAGAAAACATTAACAGACCCGGAAGTGACTGCGGAAGTCGTTTCTCCGGTGCAACCAAAAACACCTAAACCCAAAGCACCGCAAACCGAAGATGAGGATTAACCCATGCCATTATTAGCGCGTAAAAAGATACTGCTTGCCAAGATCGAAAGCACCTATGGCACCGATTCAACCCCCACGGGTGCGGCTAACGCCATACAGACTAGCGACTTGTCAATCACTCCTCTGGCTGGCCCTACTGTGTCCCGTAATTTAGATCGAGCGGTTCTTGGCGGAGACTTGCAGATCCAAGTAGGGACTTTCGTTGAGCTTTCTTTCATGGTTGAGATTGCTGGCGGAGGAGGTATTGACACGCCTGCGGCCTATGGCCCGCTCTTGCGCGCTTGCGGAACCGCCGAAACGGTTACTGCTGCAACCAGTGTTCGCTATGACCCTATATCAACAGCTCCTCCAGGTCTGTCGATGTATTTTGCGCACGATGGGCAACTGCACAAGGTGGTAGGCGCTCGCGGCAGTGTCGCCTTGCAGATGGATCCCGGCACGATTCCAAAGTATGCGTTTACTTTTACAGGTCTGTATGTCGCGCCCTCATCCACAGGCGACCCCACGCCGGACTTTGCCGCGTACATCGTGCCAGTGCCGGTAAATAAGGTGAACACGGCGACCTTTACGCTGCACTCAACAGCAATGAACGTGACCGCTTTTAGCGTGGATTTTGCCAACGAAGTGATTTACCGCAACATCATCGGCGAAGAATCTGTCCAGATTGTGGATAGAGCTGTTGTTGGCACTATCTCTTTTGAGTCTCCCGCAATATCAGCAAAAAACTGGTTTGAAATTGCGCGCCTTTCAACACTGGGTAGCCTTAACGTTATCCACGGAACTGTGACAGGCAACAGGGTTATTGTTAGCTCTCCGAGTGTGCAGCTAATATCGCCAACATATGCCGAATCAGATGGCGTTTCAATCATATCAGCCAGCCTCTCGCTGTTGCCGTCCTCTGCTGGCAACAACGAAATCCGAATTATAACCACCTAAGGAAAGTTTATGTTTGAACTACGAGCGCAGGCAACATTCACATGGCCCGCAAAGGCTAAAGTGCCAGACGGCGGGAAATATGAAACGGTGCCTTTTGATGTAACCTTTAAGGTTTTATCTCAAGAAGAAATAAATGTGCTGATTGGTGACGATGCGGAAGGCGGATCTATTCGTGTGCTGCGTGAGGCGTTAGTTTCGTTTTCGGGCTTCCCTGTGAGGGACGAGGACGGCGAGCTGTGCGAGGACGACGAATCACGCAATGATATTATATTGCGGGTGCCGTACTTTGTCAGCGCGTTATCTGATGCCTGGATTGCAGGTATATCCGGGCGACGAATAAAAAACTGAAGGACGCTGTCGATCATCTAGTTGGCGGCAGCGGTGGATCAAAAGAACTAGAGGCTGATCTTGATTATTGGGGAGCGCCTGAAAGCGCAAGGCCGCCGGCAGTGTCCGAAACTTTTGGCGTTATGCCGGAAAACTGGGACTCTCTTAACGTCTTTATTGCAATGCAAACGCAATGGCGAATATCCCCAACTGGATCAAGAACCGGGCTGGAGTATTCCAGCATTCGCCCCGTGTGTTACGCAAAAAAAATAAGGCTCACGCCGGAAATTTTTGCTGATGTTCAAATCATGGAAATCACGCTCATAAATCGAGAGTCAAAAAATGTCAACAGGTAGATTTGACTACGTGCTGCAAGCCAGCGCATCGGGGTTTACCTCCGAAGTGCAAAAGGCAGAGCGCTCTGTTGACGGCTTGGATAAGTCGCAGAAAAACGCCAAGCGCTCAGGCGATGACTGGTCGAAAGGCACTGAAAAGCTGACGACTGCATTTAAGGCGCTGGGCGTTGGTCTGGCTGTGGCTTCT